GCCCCTACGGCTACGCCTATTGGGAATACAGCAACGCGAAGCTGAGCATCAGCGACCGCGCTCCGCACGACAGTTCTTTCCAAGCCCATCTGTTTCGCAAGATCGCGGATCGGATCGAGGAGAGCAGAGAGGCGAGCGAGTTCTTCTGGTCGGAATGGGAGGATCGATAGTGGAAACCCGCTTCGATTTCCCGCTCCTCATCGCCATCACCCTTTTCTTCACCTTCGCTCAATGGGGGTTTCTGTGAGCGAACCAACCCATCAACAAATGGAGAATTCAATGAAGCCTGTTCTGATCACGACCGAATTTCGCGGTGTTTTTGCCGGCCTGATCCCTGACGATCAGGATTTGAGCGCGCGTTCCATGCCTCTCAAGGGCGCCAAGATGGCAATCTATTGGGGCACCACCAAGGGCCTGATGCAGCTTTGCCAGACTGGCCCCACAGCGAACTCCAAGATCAGCGCCCCGGCCGACATTCCGATGCTGCACAGCATCACTGCTGTCTTCGACATCAGCCCGAAAGCATGGGAAGCCTGGGAGAAGATTTGATGTTCGCTGAGGACCCTATCATCACGGCCGATGACATCGTCCGTGCCGGGGCATGCAGTTCTGGCGTCTCCGATGTCCTTGGCCGGCTGCACGGCCGCATCCCGACGGCCATGCCGGTCAGCAAGCTTCTAAAGCTTCTGAAGCCCTCAGAGCGGAGGTATGCCGAAGATGCCGCTAGGCTAAACGGCTCCGGCGACGGCTACGGCTACGGCTACGGCTCCGGCGACGGCGACGGCTCCGGCTACGGCTACGGCTCCGGCGACGGCTACGGCTCCGGCGACGGCTACGGCGACGGCTACGGCTCCGGCTACGGCGACGGCTCCGGCTACGGCGACGGCTCCGGCGACGGCTACGGCTCCGGCGACGGCTACGGCTCCGGCTACGGCTCCGGCTACGGCGAGTAGAGCCCATGACCCTGCATAGAGAAGATACGCCGCGCACCCCGCGCGACCGGGTTCTGAACGCCTTGGTCGAAATCATCCAGTTCGATGATGACCGGTCATTCGCGGAGATCGCACGGCGTCGGTTCAACGACATGCACGAGAAAAAGGAACAGGCAGCATGAATATGCCAGCGTCACAGGCGCTCATCGAGCGCGAGCCGGTTGAGCCTCGCCGGCAGGTTGTGGCCGCTGCTGTCACGCCTATGGACATGATCGACCGTGCGCTTGCGACGAATGCTGATCCGTCCACGCTGGAGAAGCTTCTGGCGCTGCAAGAAAGGTGGGAAGCCAATCAGGGCCGGAAGGCTTTCGATGAAGCCATGGCAGCGGCCAAGGCTGAAATCCCTACAATCCGCAAGAATCGGACGGTTGACTTCACGTCCAGCAAGGGCCGCACTCACTATCGGCATGAAGACCTTGCCGAGATCGCTGCCACCGTCAACCCGATCCTCGGCAAGCATGGTCTGTCCTATCGTTTCAAGACGACCAATGCTCCGAACGAGCCGATTACCGTGACGTGCGTCATCACGCACCGCATGGGATACTTCGAGGAAACGACGCTCTCTGGCCCGCGCGACGATAGCGGCAACAAGAACGCTATCCAGCAAGTCGGTTCGACGCTGACCTACCTCCAGCGCATGACGTTGAAGGCGGCCCTCGGGCTCGCCGCCTCCGAAGATGACGATGGCAGGAAATCCGACGACCAGCAGTCCGAGACCATCAACAAGGAACAGGTGTCGAAGGTTCTGGCGCTGATCGAGGCGACGGAAACGGACATCGCGAAGTTCTGCCTGTATTTCAACGTCAGCTCAGTTCCCGAACTCACTGTGGGTCAACTGCCGCGCGCCCTGACCTTCCTCGAAAAAAAGAAGGGGGCGAAGTGATGGAACAGCGCCTAACACTGGTCCAGCCGCGAGTTGGCCGCACTGCGGACAAGCACATCGTTGGGCTCTACCGCTGTACCTGCGGTGCAGAGGTCCGCGTGGCCCAGTCTCGCGTTCGGAACGGATACACGAAATCTTGTGGCTGCTTGGTCCGTGAAATTTCATCTTGGCAGTCGCGAACTCACGGAATGCGCGGCACCCCGGAATACTCTTCGTGGCAGTCAATGAAGGGCAGGTGTCTCGATCCAAATAATAAAGATTTCCCTAGGTGGGGAGGCAGAGGCGTCACCGTCTTCCAAGACTGGATCGAGTCCTTCGAGGCATTCTACGATCACGTTGGACCGCGCCCGAAAGGCACGTCCTTAGACCGGATTGACAACCGGAGAGGATACGAACCGGGCAACGTCCGATGGGCAACGCCCACTCAGCAGCAACGCAACCGGCGTGGCGCATATCGATGGCACATCAAGGGCCAAGTGTTTGAGAGTCACACCGCTGCTGCTGAGTTCTTCAAGGTTAGTGAACATACCATTTGGCGATGGGTGAACGGGCAATTCGACCGACGCCGCAACACCTTCAGTCAAGCGCGGGAGGACTGTCATGTCACCAGCCGATATTGAGCAGCGGTCCGAGGCTTGGATTAAAATTCGCCTTGGCAAAGTGACGGCTTCCCGCATTGCCGATGTCTGCGCCCGGACCAAGACCGGCTGGGGTGCTAGCCGCAAGAACTACATGGCCGAACTGGTGGCCGAACGCCTGACCGGAGAGCGCTCCGAGGGCTTCACGAACGCGGCGATGCAGTGGGGCACGGACATGGAGCCGCAGGCGCGGCTTGCCTACGAACTCCAGCGCAACGTCACGGTCTACGAAATGGGGTTCGCCGCGCATCCCTCCATCGGAGAGACCGGCGCGAGCCCGGACGGACTGGTCGGCGATGACGGCCTTGTCGAGATCAAGTGCCCGAACACAGCCACCCATCTTGAAACCCTTCTCGGGGCAGCAATGCCGGAGAAGTATTTCCTGCAAGTCCAGTGGCAGATGGCTTGCACCGGCAGGCAGTGGTGCGACTTCGTGTCGTTCGATCCCCGCATGCCGGAAAGCATGAGCTTGTTCATTGAACGCGTGATGCGAGACGACACGGCAATCGCATCCATCGAAAAGGATGTGGTGGCGTTCCTCACCGAGCTTCGGGACACCGTCTCCCGGCTCCGTTCCAAGTACGAACCCGAGTCCGTCGCGCTGCCGGAAGCCGCGCAACTGCCGATGGCGGGGTGACGCCAATGCGCTTTGTCATTCGAGATGAAACGGTCCACGCCGCATTCGATGCGCTGGAAAGCCATGCTCAGCCGGCCGCTGCCGCTAAGGCAATGCGCGAGCGCAGGGAGGATGAGCGCAAGGCCGCGAAAGCCCGCGCCTTCCTTCGGGCCTCTGGCAGCGTAGCAGAGCGGGAGGCGAACGCGCTCCTGTCTGAAGACTACGTGCAGGCCTCCGAGCGTTTCTATGCCGCCGTTGAGGCTGACGAAGAATACCGCAACCAGCGCAGCAAGTGCGAGGCCATCATTGAGGCCTGGCGCACCTGCCAGAGCAACTTCCGCGCGATGGGCAAGGTGGCGGCATGACCACTGCATCCGAACACCTCGCCAAATACCCGAACGCTCGCGGAAAAACCCTCGCCTACCTGATCCAGAGGGACAGGAAGAACGCGGAGTTGCGGATCGACATCGAGCGCCGCGTTGATCGTCAGGTTGCGGCGGCTTTCAAGACCTTCGCCATTAACGTCTGGCGCGCTTACTGCGCAGGGAGGCTCTGATGGCCGGCTTCCGTATCCTTCGTGAAGATACCGCCTTTCCGCAGACCGCGCCCAAGGTGAGCAAGAAGCAGCGCCGCAAGGAGGACGAACACCTCAAATTCATCCGCACCCTGCCCTGCGTTGTCACAGGCCTTCGCCCTGTCGAGGCCGCGCACATCCGCTACGGCGATTTCCGTCGCGGTAAATACGAGACCGGAGCCGGCGAGAAGCCGCACGACATGTGGACGGTTCCGCTCCACCCCGACCAGCACCGCAAGCAGCACTCAATGAACGAGCGAGATTACTGGACGCTGGCAGGTAAAGACCCTCTGGCCATCGCAGCCCTGCTTTGGATGCACTCAGGCGACGAAGACACGTGCGAACAGATCATCCGCGCCTATTCCTCCACCCTCCTTTCAGCGGAGAAGGGGAATGGTTGAGGCTCCCAAGCATACGCCCTCGCCGTGGACGATCATCCCTGCCGTTGCATACGACGGCGATGATGACGATCTCGCAGGAGCGTACACGTCGCCGGCCGGAATTGAAGGCTCGGACGGCAACCCAGTCTGCGTTTTCGGAACAGCCGAAGGCAGCGGCACTCTGTTTGAGAACGAGGCGGATTACAGCCTGATCGCCGCCGCACCGGATTTGCTGGAGGCGCTGAAGGCCCTCCAGTTGCAGGCGCTTCAAAGCGACGTGAACCACCCATCAAACGAATGGGGCATGGAAGCTCTCGCGCTTGCCCACGCCGCCATAGCCAAAGCCGAGGGCCGCTCCCATGTCTAGCCCCGCTGCGCTGAACAGTGAGGGGCTGCGGGCGGCAGACCTTGTCCGCCGGGCAATACCAATCATTCGAGAAGAGCGGAATAGCTTGTTCGACGGCCATCAATTGCACGGTGAGCTTTTAATCCTCGATCAGGCCGACGAAAACGCCAAAGCGGCGATATGGGAAATGGATACTTGGATTGCGGAGGCCGAATCCTACCTCTCGGCACTGGCCGCCCCTTCGGCTGTTGCCGGGGATGGGCTGGTGGAGCGGTTGCAAAGGCCTTGGGACGGTTCATCTGGTAGCCGCGACAGGAGAGACGCAGAACGCCGCGAAGCCGCCACCCTCATCACCGAGCTACAGGCTAAAGTCGCCCGGATGGAGGTTGAAGCGTTCGACGCTGCGACCGCACACGGCAAGACCAAGCTCGCCCTCGCCAAGTCTGAAGCCTCCCGCGAAGCAGCCGAAGCCAGGTTGGCAGAGGCGAAGAAGGTGATCGAGCGAATCGACGCCGGAGACATCGACGTATCGCATACCGCTATCATCGTTGCCGATGCGCCTGCGCTGCTCCGCGCCGCCCGCACATGGATGGAGGGCGGACGGTGATGATCGACTTTGACGAACTTCGCAGTCCCAAAGCCATCCTTGGAATCCGCCAGATCAACGGCGAGCAAGGTGGTGCGACCGTCCACTGCGTCGTCCTTGCTGACGGCTTCATTATCGAATGCGGCTCCGACGGGTTCTCGGCACGTCGCGCTCGACTGCTGGCTGACGCAGTCAACGACGGCTGGTCCGAACAATTCGATTTCTTGAAGGTGCGCCCATGACCACCCCAACCCAAGAGGCCGTAGAGGCAGTGCGCTTCGATGATTGCCCGGAAGGGCTGTTCTGGTTCGGCCAACATCTCGGCTTCATGACCGAATACGCGACTGCCGCGAAGGACGGCTTCCGGCAGCGGGACGCCTACGTGGTCGAGAGCGGCGAATACTTTTGGGGCGGCACGTCAGACCCGCGAAAGCGGGCCGAGCTTCTTGTGTTCCCGGTTGAGGACCCTGTCGCCGCCCTCCGCCCTGCTGGTGATTCTGGGGAGGTGGCTGTGAAGGCGCTGGAGTGGAATGACAACAATATCGGTGTGTCCTATGCGGATACTCCGTTCGGTAGATATCGAGCCACAAATTCTGGATGGTGGTTTGGGGCCGATCATCTCACTTACGCACCGAGCAAAGAAGCCGCCAAGTCCGCCGCCCAAGCCGACTACGACCGCCGCATCCGCTCAGCCCTCGCCGCGCCAGTCCGCTCGCCTGATGCGGTGACGCTGGAGACCTACTACGCTCGGCAGATAGAATGGAGCCGGGACACGTTCGGCCCGGCGCTCCGCACCAAGGGCGCGATCGACCACATCCGC